TGCGAGATGTCCGTATCAATCCTAACAAGTTGGAGTTAATATGTCAGACCTAACACCAGAGGATCTAGCCTTCTTGAAGAAGATTGGTCAGATCACCGAAACAGCACCAAAGCCAGTAACTACTAAGAAGGAAGAAGAATAATCATGGCAATTTTTCTAAATAACAAGGTCGGTTTTAAGATTGCCACTATCAATCTTTCTGACCATGTGACAGCATTTACTCTTAATCGTCAGTCAGATCAGATCGAGACAACCGCGATGGGAGATACCAGCCACAAATTTGTGACCGGGCTCTCAGCAGATACACTCACAGTTTCATTCTTGAACGACACAGCGACAGCAAGCGTATTGCCTACACTTCAGGCTGCTTATGGCACAACTGTTGCATGGCAAGCAATTCAAGATTCATCAGCTGCTGTATCAGCAACTAACCTGCTTTACTCAGGCACAATCTTGGTTGATAACCTTACCGACATTGCAGGCGCTGTTGCTGATGAAGCAATGATCGACATCACATTCACTGCTAACAGCAAGACAGCAACTGCATCAACTGGTACTTGGTCATAATCTAACTACTAAAGAAAAGGGCTAAAAAAATGGCAAAGCTAAAGATCACAAGGGCAGATGGCTCTGTATCTGATCATCAGATAACTCCATCGATCGAGTTCGCATTCGAGTCATACGCCAAAAAAGGTTTTCATAAAGCCTTTCGTGACGATGAAAAACAGAGCGATGTGTATTGGCTGGCTTGGGAATGTATTCGCCGTAACTGTGAAGTTACTGGCGAAACAGTCAAGCCTTTTGGGTCAGGGTTTCTAGACACACTTTCAAAGGTGGAAGTTTTAGATGATGACCCGGAATTATAGGGCGGGATTCATTCACTTACTTGGTCGCAAGATTAAGTTTAGAGACTCGGATCGCGCCTAACGACTTGCTCGAACTTGATTCGAGAATGTTCAAGGCTTTATTACAGGCTATGAAAGATCGATCTAAGGAGATGAAAGATGCCAGTCGAAGTAAAGGGCGGAATCGCACTTCGTAAAGCATTGAAGAAGTTTGCTCCTGATCTGGCCAAAGAAACTCAAAAAGAAATGGCTTCATTATTAAAGCCAATTACTGCTAAGGCAAAAGGGTTTATCCCATCACAAGCACCTTTATCGGGGTGGGGTAAATCTCCTGTTACTGGTCGATTCCCTGAATGGTCTAGCAGTGCAGCCAAGCGTGGCATTGGTTATAAAACTTCACCAAGCAAACCAAATAAATCTGGATTTAGATCTTTAGCTCGTATTCAAAATGCTTCAGCTGCTGGTGCTATCTATGAAACTGCTGGTCGTGTTAACCCTAATGGTCGTGAACAAGGTGCATCATTTATAGTGCAAGTACCTGGTCATGCTGATTTTGGTACAAATAAAGTAGGCGCAAATAAAAATCAAGGCCGAAGCCGTAACCCAGAAGCAGGATCAATATTTGTACAAGCCATGAATCAATATGGTCAGATAGTCGATGCCAATAATCAAACAGGTAGAGGCCGCCGATCTCGCAAGATGAAAGGCCGCGCAATCTTTCGCGCATGGAAAGAAGATGGCGGCAAGACTAATGCTGCTGTACTTAAAGCAATCGAGAAAGCTAGAGATAAATTTAATTCGGCAGTGGGGTATAACTAATGGCTAATCCATCAGTAGTAATTGACATTGCGTCCGAATTTACGGGCAAAAAAGCCTTTGATAAAGCTGGCAAAAGTACCAGCGGTTTAGAAAGTGCTGTTGGTTCTTTAAGCAAGAAACTAGCCGTAGCGTTTTCAGCTACAGCAATTATAAATTTTGGCAAAGCCGCCGTAAAAGCGTTTGCAGAAGATGAGAAGTCTGCTGCAATTTTAGCTAACACAATGAAAAATTTAGGATTAGAATTTCAAAATCCTGCAGTCGAATCATTTATTGCAAAACTATCTGCAGCTACAGGTGAGGTGGATGACAATTTAAGGCCAGCCATGCAGAAACTTTTGCAGGTAACTGGCTCAGTTTCTAAGTCACAAGAATTATTAACCCTTGCGTTGGATGTAGCTGCTGGGTCAGGTCAAAGTTTAGATACAGTTATAACCGATTTAGCGGCTGCTCAGGCTGGTAATACTGAAGGCTTGAAAAAGTATTCATTAGGTTTAACTGCAGCTGAATTAAAAACAATGAGTTTAGAAAGTTTGACCGCTAAACTTGCAAGCACTTTCAAAGGATCTGCAGCTACTAATGCTGAAACATTTTCTGGTCAGTTAAAAATACTTACAACCGCGGCAGGTGAAGCACAGGAAACGATAGGCAAAGGGCTTGTTGATGCCTTTAATATTCTTTCTGGTGATAGCGGTGGCATGGTTAGCGTAACCGATAAACTTACTGAACTTGCACAAAATGTTGCAGATATAACAGTAGGCATGGCGTTGTTTATTCAAAAATTGAAAGATATACCTCTAGCAGGAAAAGGTCTTGAATTATTCTTTGGTCATTTAGCAGACATTTTTAAGTTACTAAATCCTTTATTAAAACCAATTATTGATCTCTTAACTTATTTTGGAAAACTAGGTGCGCAAGAAAATGCCGGGCCTCTATTTTTTCCAGGATCATTAGACGAATTAAAAAAACAACAAGATGCAATTATTAAAGCTGAAAAAGAAGCAGAGGCTAGACGGATAGCAGCAGCTAAGGCTGCTGCTGCTACAAAGATTAAAGCAGATAAATTAGCCGCTGCCAACGCTGCAAAATTGTCTAAGGCTAATGCCATGTTTGACATTGATAAAATTCAGATTGAAGCTGCGTTAAAAGGCAAAATCTCAGATGAAGAAAAATTACGCCTACAACTGCAACGCGCTATTCTTAATGAAGATGCTGATCTAGCCGATAAGTTACAAAAGAAGTTAGAAGCATCACAGCGAGCCACTGCCGCGCTTCAAAGTTCAATTAATGGGATCAAGCCACCTGTAGATCCATTCGCTGCAGCACTATCTAGCCTTGAAGGTATTGCTGGCCTTCTGACAAAGATCGGTGGAATGTCTTTAGGTAGTAGCTTGGGCGGCCTAAAGAATGTGCCTAAAGAGCCATCAGATGTTGTTATTTTAGTTCCAACTGATCCAAAGAAGCCAGAAACAAACAATCCAGATCCAGTGCCAGTTGAAGTAGTTTCAACTCCAACTCCAACTCCAACTCCACCAGCAACCAATAACAATAATCCTTTTGCTGGTCTAGGTGGCTCAACAGGTGGTGGCTTTGGTTTCTCACTTCCAACCTTCTTACAGAATACAATTCCACAATCACCAGTTACAGTCAATGTCAATGTTGAAGGATCTTTACTAACACAAGATAGTATGGTCAAAGTTGTTGCTGATGCATTAGTGATTGCTAATACAAACGGGAACAATACCTTTCGCCCAGGCGCAGTAACAGTCTTTGAGTAATAATGACACTTCCAGTAATTAACGCAATTATCAACTTTTCAACAGGTGCTGGCTTTGCCTCGCCTATGATTCTCGATTCTGGCGTTCTGGGAGTTAATGCTTTAGCCGATACGACTTCAGTATCAGTCGATGTGTCTAGCCTAGTTGATTCAATCAAAACTACACGCGGTCGTACAGCTCTTTCAGATGTATTCCAGACTGGCACAATGAGCCTTCGCATAATTGACCAGACAGGCGCGTTCAACCCAATGAACCCGTCAAGTCCTTATTACAATCTTCTAACTCCGATGCGTAAAGTAACTATTACTGCCAGTTATAATGGAACTACTTACCCAATCTTTGCTGGTTACATAACTTCATACGATACGACTACCCCTAAAGATGTGGGTGAAATCGTCTACACCACTATTCAAGCCGTTGACGGATTCAGACTTTTTCAAAATGCTCAGATTACTTCTGTCGCTTCAGCCACAGCTGGTCAAACCAGTGGCACGAGAATTGGAAAGTTGCTCGATGCCGTAGGTTGGCCTGTAGGCATGAGAGATGTTGACGCTGGTCAAACCACAGTTCAAGCAGACCCCGGAACTTTGAGAACTTCCCTTGGCGCAATGCAAACAGTGACAAGTACCGAATATGGTTCTCTGTATATGGATGGATTCGGCAACCTCGTTTTTCAAGACCGCCAACTTACTTCATCAAGCGTTGCTGGCACTCCAGTTGACTTTAATGACAATGGCACTGGCATCTCGTATAACAACGCTGTATGGAAATTGGACGATACTTTAGTATTTAACAAAGTCAGCATCACTCGTACAGGTGGCTCGCCGATGGTAGCGAGCAATCAAGCATCGATTGATAAATATTTTTTACATTCTTATCAAGAACAGAACCTTTTAATGGAAAGCGATGCGGAAGCCCTAAATAATGCCCAAGCCTTTTGTGCTTCTAGGCAAGAAACTTCAATCCGCTGCGATGCGGTTACTCTGGATCTCTACACTGCCAATTACGATGCTGGCATTACTGCCGCCTTGGATCTTGACTTCTTTGATCCAATTACAGTAACCACAACTCAACCTGGGTCATCGACCCTAACCAAGACTTTGCAAGTATTCGGCGTGTCACATGACATTCGGCCGAGTGCTTGGAAAACCACTCTAACCACACTTGAACCAATCATAGATTCGTTTATACTTGATTCAACATTATATGGAGTGCTGGGAACCAGCACCCTTTCTTACTAAGGAGATCAAATGGGAGCACCATTAGGCTTCAAGACATTCGCCACAGGTGATGTTCTCACAGCCGCAGACACTAACGGATACCTAATGCAGGGAGTTTGGACATTTGCTTCCGCAGCAGCTCGCGATGCAGCTGTCACTAGCCCTCAAGAAGGCAATTTTTGCTATTTGAAAGACACGAATGTTACTCAGTATTATACTGGTTCAGCGTGGACAGCACTCGGCGGCGGCGGAAAAGTTTTGCAAGTAGTTCAAGGCTCAACATCGACTGGAGTTACAATTTCATCTGTAACATACACAGATACTGGGGTCACAGCGGCTATAACTCCTTCACTCTCTACAAGTAAAGTTTTAGTTATGATTTCGCAACAGCTTCTTATGCAATCAGATCAATCCTCTGGTTATGGTGTAGGTGCAAAGATATTGCGAGGCGCAACTACAATCGTAGATAATTCTAGTTCATCGTTAGGTGTCCATTTTCTAGAGGCTGGAAACTCGCCAAATGGTCGAATTGGCACGCGTGGCTATTACTCACAAAACTATTTAGATAGTCCAGCTACTACATCAGCAACTACTTACAAAGTTCAAATGGCTGCAAGTACAGCTGCGGGTAGTTCTACATTTATTACACAAGGTAATGCTTGCGTTTCAACAATAATTCTTATGGAAATAGGTGCATAATGATTGAATTAGAATTAGCTGCTGCCATCCGTTTATTAAAGCCAGATGCAGAGTTTTCATTTACAGATGGTAATTATTCAACTATTAAGTGGGATGTCCTAAATGGGAATGCCCCGACTCAGGCAGAAATTGACGCAGCGATTATTCAAGTTAAGAAAAATCAAGCTGCCGCGATTGCTAAAACCGAAACCGATAAAGCCGCATTATTAACTAAACTCGGCATTACAGCCGATGAAGCTAAGTTGCTTCTAGGATAATGAAGCCTAGATTATCCAAGTGCGCGGTTCAACTTCGTGAACAGATCGATGACAGATTCCCAGATCGAGATCGAACTTCTGATGGTTGGATCGGCGACACACGACACTCTGCGCGTAAGTCAGATCATAATCCAGATGTTAGCGGCTGGGTTCGTGCCATCGATGTCGATCGAGATCTTTCGGGTAAAGTTAAACCTGACACCATGCCAGATCTTG